ACACGCGAAAAAGCGGGCTTCGCCCGCGGTTGGAGCATTGTTCACGCTAGGCAATGCAAAATAAATCCAGCCCTAGGTTAGGGCTGGTACGTTTTCAAGCGTGGGGCGATTGCAGCGGTGACGCTTTCTCCTGCTTAAGGCCACGCCATGATCGCGCCTTATCCATGGATTGGACCAGTTTTGCCATGGCTGGCACGTCCCCACTAGCGGCCGCAATGTTGAAATGATGCTGGAGTGTTGCGAGAATGCTGAGCGGTTCTAGGTCTTGCTCGGATTCTGCTGGCCCATCATCACTTGTATCAATTGTTTGTTGTGCTTGACGGATAGCGTCATAGGAGACGGATCGGCTGATCCCGAAACGTACTGATGCCATGGTGGCGGCACTGGAATGCGTGATGCCTGATTCCAGCCACCCACGAATGACTGATTGGCGCTGTTCTATTTCGAGTTGAGTTGCCATTGTGAGGCGATTGACTACGAAAGCACAATAACAGGAAAAGCAGGAAAAACAAGACGATCGGCAAATGTTGGCACGTTTCGGGTTTCGGAGTTGCGGTTTCTTCTATTGTGTGAGACGATTAGCGGGAACCACACCAAAGGTCACACCGTGAAACTTAAGAAGAGTCGACAGGATCGCACCTGTCATTTGTGCAGTGCCGCTATCTCTAAGGGCGATCAGTACGCGGTCAAGACCCTACGGATTGGCGGCAAGGCGACACAAGACGAAAGAGATGCAGCAATGCAGGACCATGGTGCGTTCCTAGTTGAGAGCATCAGCGTTCCCCGTGCTGTTTGTGCGCACTGTGCTGTCTAATATGCTATTGTATTGACTCACCACACAAAGGTAACCAACCATGTTTGAACTAACAGTGATTGCAGCTTACGGCCGCGCATACAACAGCAAAGCAGCTATCTGGGCTGACTGGTCCGATGGTAAAGACTTCCAGATTGTCAGTATTGGCGGGAGTTATGGCCGTTACATCAACAACGCCGACGCGGACCGTGCTGGTCTCGCTTGTGTGTTGGTGCGTTACGGGAAAGACTACGCGAAGTCTGCAAGCGTCAACTTGATTAAAGGCCGTATGAACTGATCTGTGCTACTGTATCAGCTCACTTAAATCACTTACAGAATCATGGTTACTCGATTTCAGGTCAACAAAACAGCCAACCGAAAGCTCACCGCAAAAGGTCAACCTGCAATGCTTGCGATGAGAACATCTGCGGATAGCTGCCCCGCAACTTGCGAGCACAAGATAAATAGGACTTGCTATGCCATGTACGGGCATGAAGGCATGGCATGGAAAAAACTTAATGATGGCACGTCAAAACGCGGCGGTGATTGGCTGGACTTATGCGATCAGTTGCGAGACCTTAAGCCAACCCCTGGCACGATGATCAGGGTCAACACTGCGGGTGATCTTCCACATCACGGCGGCCGCATCGATCGCACAGTCGTAGGTTTCCTAGCTGACAGTTTTAAGTTTCATAAGCTGAGGCCCTATGGATACACCCACCACATCCACAGCACAGAAAACCTAGAAACGGTAAAAGAGCAGAACCGGGCAGGCTGGACAATTAATCTGTCCTGTAGTTCTGAAGCGCAAGCTTCGGAGATGACACGTCAGGGCTTCGCTTCTGTTTGCGTTGCTGCTACTGATGACGAGCGCAAGCACTGGACCGATGATCACGGCGTCAAGTTTGTTGCCTGCCCTCAGCAGTACCGGGACGGCGTGACCTGCCAAGCTTGCAAACTCTGCGCGAAGCCGCTGGAATCTCAACAGGCAAGCGAAGGGTTCCGCCGTTGTGTCGTTGTCTTTAAGGCGCACGGCGCTAGGAAGAAAGCGTTAAGTCAGTGGATCGTTGACAGTGTGACAGCTTGAGAATTAATTGTGGGCTTGGGACGTTGGCAACCGCTTGTAAATTGCTACAATACAGACAAGCGGGACACACACCGCACAATTTAAAAAGAACAATGACTAAAAAAGACTGGCAAGATGTTTGGCACACAAATCTAAGAAACGAAATAGCCAGCCTTATGCATGATGGCTACTCCCAAGCCGACGCTATGCAATGGATGCTTTCGTGGGCGAGGCGTAACGCTTCCGGTTACTCCGCACCTTTTGCAAAGTACATCTTGGAGCAGAACCGACAAGACTACGGTTGCTGATTTGTTAGGCGCGCTCTTCTACTGGGCACGTCTTCTGAGATCAAGCTCAGCTATTACAACTCTTTACATCAGGAATTCTTATCATGCCCAACTTCATCACAACTAAATTCGTCCAGACGGCCCTGTTCGGTCTCATAGGCGTTACGGCTGCGTGTGGTGCGGTGAGCTCTGCTCACCTGTTACAGGCACACCCAGACAGCGAGCAGACCACAGCGCGCGTGTGCTTCCTACTAGGTTTGGCCACTACAGCGGGAGGTTCCCTGCTGTGCGCTGTTGGCACAGCCGTTGACGAGGACTGATCTCGTCACAAAATGTTACAATCGGACCGTTCTCAATAAGGGGGGACGGTTCGCAATAGGGGCAAGGCGGAAAAGGACATAGGGAACCTGCTGGTACGTGGTGAATCTCTGTTACTGTAATACTAAGGGGGGAAGGTCGAAAAGTCAACTATCCTGTAGTACAGGCCCCCAAAAAAATACGCACCCAATACCTTCTACTGTAGTATGGCTGTACGTACACCACCCCCGCTATCGCTACGGCACGCGCAGGGTGAAGTTTTCAACAGCGACGTACGTTTTCGCGTCTTGGTAGCGGGCCGCCGCTTCGGAAAGTCCTACCTAGCCTGCATCGAACTCTTGCGTGGAGCGATTGCCGCCCCAGGCGAAACCTTCTTTTACTGCGCCCCGACTTACCGCATGGCAAAGGACATTGCGTGGAAAGTCATGAAACGTATTGTCCCCGCCGCATGGATCAAATCCAAGAACGAAACCGACCTCAAGCTGGAACTTGTCAACGGCTCCACAATCGAACTGAAAGGCACCGAAAACGCAATGGCCCTGCGAGGCCGCAGCCTTTCCGGGGTGGTACTTGACGAAGCCGCATTTATGGACGCCGCCGTCTGGTTCGAGGTGATCCGCCCCGCACTAGCGGACAAACAGGGCTGGGCCTTATTCATATCGACCCCGGATGGAACGGCCAGCTGGTTCTACGAACTCTGGCAATACTGCATCACAGGCGACGCTAACTGGAAACGGTGGAGCTTCACTACGATCGAAGGCGGCAACGTCCCACCGGAAGAAATCGAAGCTGCACGGGGCCAACTCGACCCACGAACTTTCCGCCAAGAGTTCGAGGCCAGCTTCGAAAACCTATCCGGTCTCGTTGCCGTCTCATTTGGCGACGCCAACATCAGCACCGCCGCGAAGGACATCCCAATCCTCCCGCTACTACTAGGCGTCGATTTCAACGTGGACCCAATGACCGGAATCTGCGCCGTAAAAGACAACGACACCCTCTACGTTTTCGACGAAATCCACCTAACGGGCGGCGCCACCACCTGGGATTTCACAGAAGAAGTAATCCGCCGCTTCGGCCTGGAACGTCGCATTATGGCCTGCCCGGACCCCACGGGCGGCGCCCGCAAAACCCAAGGCGTAGGCGCAACAGACCACAACATCCTACGAAAATCGGGATTCCGCGTCTGCGCCCCACGCAGCCCCTGGAAAGTACGCGACAAAATTACGGCCGTCAACACCGCATTACTGGATGCCACTGGAACGCGCCGCTGCTTCATCCACCCCCGCTGCAAGGAACTAATCAAGTCATTCCGCAGCCTGACCTATGCCCCTGGAACGGGCCTACCAAACAAAAACCTAGGCGTAGACCACGCATTTGACGCCTTCGGCTATCTATGCCTACAACAATTCAACCTGGCAAAATCCGGCGTAATGGGCACAACTTCATATAGGTTGTATTGAACTACACGAACTAATGGTTAATTACGAGGGCCCAAAAAAACGCAGTCGTGGCGATAGACGCGCCCAAGAATATATTGAGGCACGCCAACGCCGCATGTACCGCCACCAACTGGACGGCCACAGCGTGCGCCAAATCGTATATGAACACAGCGCCCGCGAAGGCGTGAGCATCCCCACTGCCTGGCGCGACTGGGACCAAGTAAAACAGTGGACCGAGGAGGACTGGATCCGCGACCGCGAAGCAATGCTGGGCCGCATCCAAACCATGCGCCTCCGCGTCGTCCACGCCGCGATGAAAAAGGGCCACTACCAAGTCGCCGCCCAAGTTTTGGACTCCCTGGGACGTGTCCTCGGCGAAAACACCCCCGAACAAGTATCGGTCCAAGTGCCATCACTAAATATCCAAGTGGAACCCAAAGTAGTGACCGCTCAACTACCCGAAAGCGAGGTAATCGAAGCCGAATTAACACCACAAAAAGAGGTAGATTCAGTTGAACCCGCCTGATAAATCAATGCCCGGACACTACGGCCAAAGCAAAAAGAAGAAGCCCAAGGGAAAGAAAGGCCCCAAGAAGTAGAATATGAACAGCTGTCGCGATTTCCATGGCAAAACGCGGTCTTTACGCCAATATCCACGCCAAGCGTAAGCGCATCAAGGGTGGCGCGGACGAAAAAATGCGCAAACCAGGCTCAAAGGGCGCCCCAACCGCTGACGCATTCAAAAAAGCGGCCAAAACAGCCAAAAAACGTAAACCAAAGGGACAAAAATAGTGGGCACCCGAATCATCACCGGTTTCTGCACACACCTCGAAGTGGACTCCGAAAGCCGCACCACGGAAGCCTCATTTGCCTTCATGACACCCCAAGACCCCGAGGATTTTGCGGGTCTGATGGTACGTCTTGCCAGCGGCATCGAAGTAATGATCGAAGTCGAGGACGATGAGAACTAGTTAAAAGAAAACTAGCTATACTATCACTAGATTGCTCTACTGCGGCTTAAGCGATGTCTACGACCGCACGCACACAAAGCGGTTTAATAAGAAACCCTGACGGCACATATTCAGCCTCAGTTGTCCAAGGTTTAGAAGTACCCGGCCACGATTACATCGAATTTAGCCCTGCAGCTACCCCAGCTACCGGAAGTCAAGACGTAATCTTTAAACTCGGCGGTGCCGCTGGAACGACGGTAGCAACCCTAACGTTGACTTATTCCAGTGGAAACCTTTCCAGCGTTGCTAAAGTTTAGTTATGGGCTATAAGTTCAATCCTTTTACAGGCAATCTCGACGAAGTAGGAGCAGGCGCTAGTGCTTTTGAGGTTCTAGGGACCGTTGCGACTTTCGGCGACTTGCCTGGCGGTGCTACTCAGAGTGATGTTTATCTAGTAGAAGCTGACGATAATTTCTACGTCTGGGACGGTTCTGCATGGACTTCTATAGGTACGTTGGCCGGGCCTCAGGGGCCTGCCGGGGCGACTGGTCCAGCAGGCGCTGATGGCGCTGAT